GACGACCTCACCAGGCTCAATCGTAGGCTGCATGGAGTCTCCATTCATTTGGCAGGTCATAACCATGTTGCCGTAGTCATGCACCGGACTGGAGCCAAAGAGCAATTCCGGTTTAATAATTGGTTGCTTAATCACAGAAAGTGAATTTGGCATTTGCGTTTCCTCAGGTTGCAGGAATCCCCAGCGATTAAGCTGTTATTATTTATTGTGAAATTAAATGCTTATTTGCTTTGCGTTATTGTTTATCAACCACTCATTAGCCAGGCGTCTCAGAAAGCTGAAAATCGCACCCTCTACCCAATCAGCAAACCGGAGATCTCTTTCTCTGATGCTTTCAATGATGAAGTTTGATTGCTCAGCCATGATTTTCAAAAGACAAATTTTTTCTAAGGCAGAGGTGGTGACCACAGGCTGACTTGTAACCTTTTCGTTATGGTGATAGCGAGGGAGTATCATATAAAGAATCATATTGCCTGACCTACCTAAAGACGTCATTCCCTGCTTTATACACATTTCATTCATTACTTGTTCAATGTTATTGGAGAGTAATGCTGCACATTTTTTTACTTTATCATTTTTGCTGTTGTCGATGATTTCTTTCATTTTATTACCTTCGCGATGAGTGCGGGCTCGGAATTTAAATGATTATTCCTGACGGTAAATAAACTAGTTGCCGTGAGATTGAGTAAACATTGATTTAATGTTCGTATTTTTATCGATTATAATTTTTGCCTCTTCACATGCACCCTCGTAGTTTTTGAAGAAATCAACCAAGACAAAGTAATCCCCCTGGCGTTCATAGAGTGCAAATTCCGTCTCATCGGTCAGAATGGTATTTAATTACAACCATTCTGATGGGGTTGGGCTGATTTTAAGTATGCCCAGATAGAGCCGGTACGTTTTAGTTTTTCATGGATATCGAAGTGATTCATAACTGGCTTTTCGCTCATCTTACTTACCTCTACGTGTCAAAGTAAGGTGAGAATACTTAAGTATTAATACTTGGTCAATGGTATTAATACATAAATATTGAAATGTGTATTAACATATTGATTTATATGGCTTAATACTTTTAATTGTTTGTTGTGATAAAAAAAATCCCAGCAATTGCTGGGATTGTTGTTATTCATAAGGGCTTAAAAAATTATGGACGTCCAAAAAACACGGCCGATGACCTCTACTGCATTCATTCCATAAACTTCATCAGGATGTTCGCTACTGTTAAAACTGCGCACAGTAACCTGATCGGGACCAGTGCGGTACAATGTTTTTATTCGTTTCCAACCGTCTTGATTGATCGCGTAAATTTTCCCATCTACTATTTTTTTGTCGTTGCAGTTAACAGCGACAGTGGCACCATCTGGTATGATAGGCTCCATACTATTCCCATGAGCAGGGAAACACAGAACGCCAGAGCCATCGCTATTGGCTCCGACTCGCCTTAAAGTGGCCTTGGAAAATCTGAGCTTGAATCCGTTGTAATCATCTTCCATAAAGCTTCCATCACCACATGCAAACTCAATATCTTTTAGAAATGGAACCTCGACTTCATCACTGTCAACCGGGGTGCTCTCATCCCATGCCCCCACCTTTTGCCACTCATTTTCAGGAGGAATATTTGATTTTTCCTGAGGCTTCTTCGGACCTATCCCTTTATCCAGCCATTCTGGGTTGACGTTTAACGCCTTAGCTATATCAACGATTCTCCTACTTGAGTGAGCTTTTCCTGATACGAGTTTTTGTATGGCGCCTTGTGACACGCCAATCCTTAAAGCTAGCCAACTCTGCGTTACGCCAGCCTCATACATGGCTAGTTTCAACCGCCCTGCCAGGGTGTCAATACTCATAGAATTCTCCTCTGATTGGTTGTTATTTAATATCAAGTGATTAAAAACAGCAAGATGATATTACTTGATTTGGTATTACTTTGGTATTATTTTATTTCTTTAATATTAATACTGAGGTGTCTTTATGAGTGATGATGTGTTCAAGTCCCCCATGGAAAAAGCCGTATACATCGCTGGTGGGCAGAGCTCTCTTGCAAAAAAAATCGGGGTTACTCAAGGGGCGGTATGGAAATGGGTTCAGGGACTTAAAAAAGTCTCTCCTGTCAATGCGGTGGCTATTTCCAGTGCAGTTGGTGGAGCTGTAAAGCCTTATGAATTGCGTCCAGATCTCCCCACAGTATTCCCACATCCTTCATCAGGGGTGTGATATGAGCATGGATCTGATGGTTAAGGCCATGAAGATTAAAGTTGGCAATCCACTACGCAAGCTCGTTCTGCTGAAACTGGCGGATAATGCGAGCGATTTGGGTGAGTGCTGGCCAAGTTTCAATCACATTGCAGAGCAGTGCGAAATCAGCCGCCGTTCAGTCATCAGTCATATCGACGCCCTGTGTGAAATGGGGCTGCTTAGCAAGGAATATCGCTCGGGCGTGAAGGGTAATTCCAGCAATCTTTATGTCATTAATTTTACTGGTGCAGGAGATTCACCAGGGGGTGCAAATCGTTCACTACCTGGTGCAGCAGTTTCACCACATGGTGCAGGAGATTCACCAGGGGGTGGTGCAGGAGATGCACCCAGAATCAGTCACTCTTTTGAACCAGTCAAAGAACCAGTCATAGAACCTAAATCTATTGGCGCTTCGGCTGACGCCTCTGCACCGGCTTGTCCTGCAAAACAGGATTATTCACCTGAGTTTGAAACAGCGTGGCAGGTATACCCAAAACGCGCTGGTGGTAATTCCAAAGCCGCCGCCTTCAAGGCATGGAAAGCGCGCCTGAAAGACGGAGTTAAACCTGAAACCATGCTGGCAGGCGTGAAGCGATACGCAGCCTATGCCCGTACGACAGGTAGCACCGGGTCTCAGTTCGTCAAGCAGGCCGCGACGTTCTTCGGCCCTGACCGACACTTTGACGAACCCTGGCAGGCACCATCCGCTCCCGGAGGTGGGCGACGAAACGTACTCCCGGTATCGGGTTTTAGTGAGCAGGATTATGGCGAGTCGGACTGCAACTGGTGATAACGGAGTGATTAACATGTTGGATCTTAATCAGCGCTCAGAGCGCGAGGCGCTGAAAGCGCAGCAGGAAAACCTCAACGAAGAACTGTCATTTGCTGTTGAGCATAAAAAACCCTGGCAGTTTGGTCACTGGCACAGTGGCGAAATCAGGACCATTGAATGCACTGCGAATGCCGGACATGGCGATTTCGGGCAGTTCACGCTGATCGGCAAAGACCTTCGTGGCAACGAAAACTTCAAGGTCTCACGTTGCCCCGCCTGTATTCGCGATGAGATCGCTCAGGTCGACGAGAAGCTGCGTTCGCTGCGCGTGTCTGACCTGCTGAGCGAAGCCGGTATTGCCCGCCGCTTTGAACATTGCGAATTCGCCACTTATCAGCCCGTGACCCCGGGCGCAGCCAAAAACCTTTCAGCCTGTCAGCGTTATGCCGAAAGCTGGCCAGACCGCCTTGCTGCAGGAACCGGACTGGTGACGCTGGGAAAATGCGGGACAGGCAAAAACCACCTCGCCGTTTCTCTGGCGAAAACCATCATTCGTAACCATATTGCGCGTGTGGAAATCCCCGACGTTATGCGCCTGTCCCGTGCCGTAAAAAACACCTGGCGCAATAATTCCGACCACACCGAGGATGACGTACTGGACCACTTCATTTCACTGGATCTGCTGATTATCGACGAGGTGGGTGTGCAGTTTGGCAGCCTGGCCGAATCAGCCATCCTGCAGGAGGTTATCAATGCCCGCTACGAGAGTATTTTGCCTACCATCCTGATCAGTAACCTGACATTTGACCAACTGAAAGATGCGATTGGTGAGCGCATCGTCGATCGCGTCACTGACGGCGGGCGAAACCGCCAGGTGTTTAACTGGGAAAGCTATCGCGGCAATGGAGTGACCGAATGACGCCTGTGTGGAAAAACACCGATCTGGAAGGGGCGGTGATTGGCGCAATACTCCTGCGTGGTGCGGATCCCGAAGTGATGGATGTGATATCCCGACTGCCGGCAACCGCGTTTTCTGTCAGCCAGTACCGGGATATTTACGCCGGGGTATGCCGACAGGCAAGAGGCACTGGCGTTATTGACCCGATACTGCTGTGCGGTCAGATGCCCGGGTATGAGGCCATTATCAGTGCCACGGCCCCCATCGCATGGGCAAAATCCTCGCTACCCTCGTATGTCGCAACACTGATGCGCAATGCAGCTGTCCGGGATGCGTATCAGGTTATCGAAACCGCGATGGATAGTATCCGCAATGCTGCTACCGGTGAAGCTGCTGTGGCTGCACTGGAGCAGGCACAAAGCGCTATGGCCTGCATCGGTATCGATGACGGACTGGTGCAGCCTGTTGCGATTGATGAGTTACTCCCGGGCGTCGTTGAGAAGGTGGAAGCCAGAATGCAGGGGCGCGACGCGGGTCACCTGCTGCTTACCGGCATTACTGAGATGGACGAGAAAACGGGAGGTATTGAACCTGGTGACCTGGTGTTTATTGCCGCGCGCCCGTCAATGGGCAAGACAGAACTGGCGCTGGATATTATCGATAAGGTGTCAGAGCGGGGGCAGGGCGTACTGTTCTTCTCGCTGGAGATGTCCAGTATTCAGATAACCGAGCGCATGGTTTCCGCCGCGGGCGGAATGCCCGTATCGCGCCTCAAGGCCGCAGACAAATTTGAAGATGAGGACTGGGCGCGACTGACGACAGGCGTCGGGCGACTGACCGGGCGCAAGGTCTGGATGGTTGACGCCACAAACCTGACGCTTGATCAGATTAGCCAGACAGCCACCCGGTGGAAGATTGCACACCCGGAAATGGCACTGGTGGTCATTGATTATCTGGCGCTTATCAGGATACAGAGTGCCGCACGATATGACCTGGCTGTTGGTGAGGTGTCGAAGGGGCTAAAGAGGCTGGCAAAGGCAAACCAGATACCCGTCATCGCCCTGAGTCAACTTTCCCGCGGCGTTGAATCACGCCCCAATAAGCGCCCAATGAACTCTGATTTAAAAAACTCCGGGGAAATCGAAGCGGATGCGGACATCATCATGATGCTCTACCGCGATGAAGTCTATAACCCGGAGTCAATGGCGAAAGGTATCGCCGAAATCAATGTCACAAAACAACGCAACGGTGCGCTCGGCACGGTATATCGCCGTTTCTTTAACGGACACTTCCTGCCCGTCGACCAGGATGAGGCCCGCCGCCGGTGCACACCACAACAAAAAACACAGCCTAAACGTTATAGCGGTCAGAAGTGGGAGAATGCGCAATGAAAATGGAATCAGGTCTCAAACATTTCAGCCCACAGGGATTACTCATCAGCGAAATATCGGGAGAGAACAATGCGTGATATTCAAATGGTGCTTGAACGATGGGGAGCATGGGCCGCTGGAGGTTCAGCAAATATTGGTTACCCGCGTACAGCTGCTGGACTGTCGCGTTTGCTGCCTGCCAGTCGCCAGGGTAAACCATCATGCTGTGATGATGACGGCATGTTTATCAACGAGGCGATGATCCGGCTTAAAGCGAAGGATAAATACCTTTGCTCATTGCTGGAGTGGTATTACATCGATGGTCTGACAGTACGCGAACTGGGCATCAAAACAGGGACGTCTTACAACACTGTTTCTATTCGCATTCAGAACGCTGAAAGCTTTATTGATGGGATTCTCTGCGCTCTGGACATTAGGCTGGAAATGGACCGGGAGTGCAAAAAGGAAAATATCATTCCGCCAAAAGTCAGAAAACTTGTGTCATGACAAAAGTCGAATTATTGTGTTAAGAGTGGTCACTTCGACACACCGCTTAACATCGAAACCCTGCCAGTAATGGCGGGGTTTTTTGCTTTCTGGAGGTTTAAATGCTGGCATCAATAAAAGCGGACACCAGCAGGATGGAGGGGAAGATTCAGGAATTATTTGAAATTCTTCCCGAGCATATCCCTGACGAACCTCTCAGCATACTGTCTGGTCTGGCTGATAACGTCATCTTTGTGAATGACTCTGCCACAGTTATTACAGATGGTGTTTTCGATATCGTCTATGCTCTCGATTTCTCGCCCACTGCGTACAACGAGGTCATGACCGCAATCCGGGCACTTAAAACTGACGTCGCTCATAAATAAATCCTTATCTGATTTATGGTTTTGGCAAATAAACGATAGCAGACGGGATATTATGTCGCCATTCGGTAACGATCCATTCAAGGGCTTGTTTTTGCGAACCTGTCCCCTGTCCGGTGAAAAATGGTTGAATAGTTATTTACCCTTTCCCGCATATATTTGATAAAGCGATAGCGGGGAGGTCTTGTGAAAAGAACAACAACTGCCTTCCTGATGGCTGGATGTATCGCCGCGGGTTGCATGCTACATTATCATCTGTACAGACTGATGCTGGTCGATGATGTCAAAGTTGGCGACCAAAGGATTGCAGATGAGAAAATGGATAACCGCGCTGATATTGCTGGCTTGTTTTCTTCTGGGATTGGAAATGTATGCAGACATCATCAGCAACTTTGAGATTGATTTTCGTTTTCTGCACAAAAAAATCATTCATTAAGCCTCGCGAGTTGGAGGGCTTTTTATTTCTCTTCTCACTGTCGGCGGCTCATTACCCTAATGTCAGGTGCTTGTGCAGAACCGCTCTCTTTCCATTGACGAAACAGGTTTCAAACTCTAAGTTATATGCGTGGTGAATCCCCCTGTGCGGTGGGGCATTACTGGCAGCCTTTGAGTTTATATGCATGCGGAACGTTGCAGCCAGTCGACGTTTCACCGGGAGGCACCCGGCACCACGTATAATAATAATCGATTTTGCTGATATTCCTTCAACCTGTGCTTCCCCGTGCAGGTTTTTTTTGTGGTTTTCGGTAGTTACTCATCAATCTGATGAAACAACCACATATGATTTTCCCCGTCTGAATTGGTTCCTAAATTTTCGCTTCGACAAATCTCCAGCCTCAGGGCGCTGGTAAGATTTGCAAAGTCGGTCTTACCCCAGTTTGCAGTGCGATTAAGCATAAGAATGTCGGAGTCGTTGGCATCAGTGTTAACTTCATAATCCACATTGAGGGCTTTGAAAAGATACTCTTTCCTTTGAACAATCCCTTTAGGAAAAACGAAAATTACATCTGCCATAACTACCTCCTGAAACATTGACCCCTTGATTATCGACGTTACGCAAACAATCTTTAGAGCAATAAAGTAGTCGCCTTTCTTTTCTAACAATAGACACTGTCGGTTCACTTCATAGTGAACCAGATCCCAAAGAACACTTGCTGTCTTTTGGCTTTAGTCTTTCCAGGCCAGACGTAAACAGCCTCACAATCATATCAAACAAACAGCACTTCCCTGATGCGGAGGTGGAGCATGCTACGAATGGACAAACTTACAACTGGTGTCAGCTACGGTTTTGCCGGAGCAAACGGAGGATTCTGGGTGCTCCAGCTACTGGATAAAGTCTCGCCTTCACAGTGGGCGGCAATTGGTGTTCTCGCCAGTGTTCTATTTGGTTTGCTGACGTATCTGACCAATCTGTATTTCAAAATCAAAGAGGATCGGCGAAAAGCCGCCAGGGGTGAGTGATGGGGCAGAAAGCAAAGCTTAGTGCAGCAATGCTTGCACTCATCGCCGCGGGGGCATCAGCGCCGGTACTGTTTGATCAGTTCATCGGCGAGAAAGAAGGTAACGCGCTGGTGGCAGTTGTCGATCCGGGTGGTGTCTGGTCACTGTGTCACGGCGTGACGGTTATCAATGGCAAGCCTGTTATTAAAGGCCAGAGAGCGACCGAGGAACTGTGCAAGAAGGTTAACACTGCCGAGCGCGATAAGGCGCTTGCATGGGTAGAACGAAATATCAAAGCGCCGTTAACTGAACCGCAGAAAGTAGGCATTGCGTCATTCTGTCCCTACAACATTGGCCCCTCTAAGTGTTTCCCCTCGACGTTCTACCAACGCATTAATGCTGGCGACCGCAAAGGTGCATGTGAAGCAATCCGCTGGTGGATTAAAGATGGTGGCCGCGACTGTCGGTTGACAAAAGGCCAGGCGAACGGCTGTTACGGGCAGGTAGAGCGCCGGGACCAGGAGAGCGCGCTCACGTGCTGGGGGGAATACCAGTGAAAACACGGTACCTCATCGTGATTAGCGTTTTTATCCTGTCCATCTTCGGCGGACTGGTGTGGTCGGCATTTCACTACAGTGACAAAGCCGCAAGTGCTGAGAGCGAAAACCATATACTCAAGTCAGACAATGCTCTGCAGGGTCAGGTAATAGCCACTCAGGCATTCAACATCAACCGCTTCAATAAAACCGCTGAGACCGCCGCGCGGGCAAACGCAATTGTGGCCGGGAACAGCGAAACAACGGTAATCAAATACCGGGAGATATTACGCCGTGGTAAAAACTGCGATCTGTCTGTTCCTGATGATATTGCTGGTGGGCTGCTCGAATACACGAACCGTTTACGTGCCGGGGCAATGCACGCCGATTCCACCGGGGCTGACTCAGCCGATAGTGGCGCCACTCCCACCAGCACCCTGACATATTGCCAGGCGGTGTTGTGGATTCAGCCGCTGCTGGCCGCTATCGAAACAGCAAACAACCAACTGGCGGGTATCCGCGATATCGAACAACAGCGCCAGAAACTAACAGAGGAAAAACCATGACCGTTCGTGCCAAGTTCCGTTGTCACTTCATACAGAAGGCTGATGACAATTCTCATTGCACTGTCCATATGAGCCCCGTCACTGACGAAGCATCAGAAAATAAAAACCTGGTCGAAGTACACCCCTGACGGTCTGCTACAAATGCACATCTCTAACCCTACTGCGTTCAGTCAGTTTGAACAGGGTAAAGAGTATTACATTGATATCCAGCCAGTATAATCAATAGGCAAGCCGAACAGCTCAGGTGCAGAAGCAGCACAAGAGTCAGACTCAAAGGCAACGAGCAAATCCGGCCCGTTGGTTTGGAAAAATCACGAAGCAGGGGAATGGTTTCCACCTGCTTCAATATTCAAGTCTTATAATGAATGGATAAGAGTTTGTATCACTGGCCATATAGTTAAAGTATTTGCGCCTAGGGAGACCATCCGCTCCATTATCTGCAATGGTGGTGTTGGTTTTCCTTTTTTAATCTCGTTCAGAATGTTAATTATTTCATGTAATTTTTCATCCCCTAATTTTTCTTTTATTTCTTTCTCAGTATCCTTTATGGCCTTATCGGCATCAATGAGAATTCTTATCGTTTCAAGTGAAAGTGCTTGGTTATTACAAAATAATGAATTTTTAGTGTCTTTTATTACATACGATTCTTCAAAACCTATGGCCTTGTTACCTATGACAGTTATGTTTTCGGCGCCTTCTATTCTGTAACCAGTGCTTTTTTTCTTTTCCATTTTCAGATCCTTACTGTTGAATTGATGTGAGCATAAGAAGTTCAAAAATATTTTCATCTTGAAAATACTTACAGCGACTTGAAATTATAACCCTATTTACATTCTGAAATGAGATGTGTTTTGAATTTTCTACTTAAAAATCAAGCATGAATCTGGATTTCGCTAAATGAGACATCTATAACAACACCGGACTGGGATGCTATTCAAGGGTCTTACTAGGCAGTGTTGTGAATTAAGCCGCTGTTAGCAACTATCAAAACAGCGAACAACCAGCTAGAGCGAATCTGCGACATAGAGCAACAACGACAACAACCAACACCAAAGGTAACGCAATGAGTGAAGCAAAACCACAGGACGGCAGCACTGTTAAGGGCTACCGAACATTAGGAGATAAAGAGATTGCCAATATGAATCGCGTCAAAGAAATCAGTCGCCAATTCTTAGTGCAGCTTGAGTTCCTTAATGACGGGGTAAACGATCAGCGCTGGCTTGCCATTGCTCGTACCGATATGCAGACTGCATGCATGGCCGCCTGCCGTGCAGTAGCTCGTCCTGACGCTGATTGCTGAGGCATTACAAAGCTCATCTGCGGGTGGGCTTGATAATGTCGTAGCGAGCAAGAAGCCATAAGCTGAACACCAGACATGTCGTTTTAACTATCGCGTTGATTGATGGCGTTAAACCGATAACGAGGGAAATGTATAACTCAGTGTGCATAAAACCTCCTATAGATTGTGAAGGGGGACGATTCCTTCCTTCTATAGTGGCCCCTAAATGCCTGAGTGGTCTTGTTCAACACCGTTGGACACAAATGAGTCTCTGGAACGAGCGTTTAGTGGCAATGATTGAAAAGTGAAGTAGACATTACAGCAGGCATTCACTGAGTGCCTGTGATAATGTTCTTCCGTTGTAATGAAGAAGTTTGCATAAACAAAGGAAGGGATTGAAAATGATTTTCCAGAATGTTCAGACATACTACGGCTTTGTTGAATAAATAAGATTTCGTGCGAACGACCCTGTAGCTGGCTGGATTTTCAGGCAATACGCACGCTTTC